CCTTTCAAAAAATCAATGTCTACCAATTCTTCCCCTCCATAACCTGAGGTTTTGAATCCGAGCTTCTTAGCCCAAGATTCAAGGTTTCCTTGATATCCTTTCATTCTCGCATAGATAAAGGTAAGATACATCATCAGAGTATTGTGGGAGTTATTGCCTGTAGTGCTCGTAATGCCAGTAGGCATTATACTTTCGGTCTCCCCCACCATTTTTAAAGAATGGCGTTCACACTTGAACTTAGCTTTTGACATGCTAAGAACTTTCTTTGTGTACTCAGTATCGACGTGAAGTGCCTCATGTTGAGCTCCTAAGCTCTCCTCAAGACAAACATCACCTTGGGTAACGTCGAACTGACTCTGATCATATGCAGTGTAAGTATGCTCAAAACCGAATTGACGAGGATCCTGCCACTTGCAAGCAGAATCATCGCCCGAAATCACTATAACATTATAGGAACCACTTTGCATCGCCCGCCCAACTTCAGTTAGTTGAGCTTGTGTATAACCGGAAGCAAAAAAGATCTGCACAGAAAAGAATCCTCGGCTTTCAAGGAATTCCCCCCATTTGACCTCAAAGTGATGTACCTGACCGTCCATGGTTTCATGCATGGCGTCACTGACGGCTCTAGCCATCTGGCACGTTTCGGCGTGGTCTATTGGATCAAAATTCACAATAGTCCGCGGTTTGAGTTGTGTTCTTTCAGTACCTACATTTTTCAAGGGAATCGTCTCATTAGTTTTCACAAACAGTGAGACCGGTCGTGAATGGATGAGTCCGAGTTCATTCATTGTCTTTGCCAATAATGCTCTTTTTCCTCTATCCTTCATACCTCGCGTCGCTTCTTCCCAAGATGGTAGACTAACAATCGGAGTGCGATATAGCTGTCTGCAAATATCGTGAACATCACTCCAAGCTTCCCGGATTTCTTCTCGCGGTGGCAATTGAGGATCTCTCATCCTCCTTAAAACCACAGCCGCAAATAAATTGGCTTCAGAACGCTTAGGCTGGAACGGTAAGCGGTGGCTGGCCATATATGGCCACATTCCACTGCCTCCGTCGGAATTAACCAACTTAGCACAATCCTTAACACCCACCGGAAAACCGTCTACCCTGCACGTCAACTCCCCCCGCAAGGGGTTTGGAATTTCTTCCAGGACCGTTGAAAGTCCTTCGAGTCTAGCTCCCAAAGGGAGGACCAAAACTTCTGAGTTCTCAGTACGAATCTCAGTCCCCTCATCATGCAACTTGATGAAGAGATTTCCCTTGCTGTTTTGATTCTTTGTCACCTGTTTGTTATAGCCATGGTGAAAACCTAACAAAGAAAGAAAAACAAGTGTTTTCAAGTACCGATTTTGCGACTTCTTCACAAAATAATAAATCAAACCAGTACCAGAATGGAATAGCAAGTTAAACAAGCCATTCGCTCCTACACTTGCCAAGCCCAGGTATTCCCACAATCCCATTAGGACACCTAGGGGAGGTAACGCATACTTCATGCATTCCTCAATAAAAGGAGCTAGATAATCATTAAAAATCTCGTCTCTCTTTTTCTTGGCCGCTTTCTCAGAAGAGAAAATTGACATGTGATTCTTCACGGCTTTCAGGACCTCGAACAACAAAGTTCTGCCCTTAATTACCAACACACGCAATTCGGAAAAAAGTTTTCGAGTTATTAGATAACCGACACCTGCTGATGCCAAAAATGAGAGGAGGGTCTTAAGCCACGGTCGCATCTCATTTACTCTAACAGGGGCAGTGCCCCTAACACTTGAAAGTGCCAACTCAGTCCGGTATACAGCTCCCCTGTATGAAACCAGACGGTCTACTATCTCTGCCTTTGATCCAAAAAGGACATAAGACCTCGTACCCTCTAAAAGGGCCGAATAGAAATTGGGATATCGCTTGCTAAGCTCCACTAATTTCGGGTCTTCAAGGAATCTGGTTAGAACTCCTGCGTTAGCATTGTCGAAGGCAGAACCCGTGGGAACGCGCAGTGCAAAAGCTGCCATAACGTTGGCAGTTGGTAAATGCACGGGCAAAAACACAGAATCACGACAATACTTCTCCTCAAATCCAGAATTCAACCAAGATAAGACGTCGACAACTACATTGTCATACAGTCCCAGCTTAGACAGAATTCCTTCTTTCATTTGAAAAACCTGTTTACGAGCTACCCAAGAGCTCGCGGGGAATACAGGAGGAAGGTCAATGGCCCCAGGTGCCGACAAAGTTATTTTGAAAGCCTTAAAAGGCCCCAAAGAAAACAATTCAGCTATATCTAACCCACCCACAGAGCGCTGTAACAGCCACTCTGGCCAGGGATGAGCAGCATAAGGCTGTTCGGTCGCCGAAGGTGAAAAGTTCACCATTCCTTTTTCATCCTTAAAGTAAGCACCTTCAAGGGAATCATCCACGCCACATTCGTCAGGAAAAATGCGACCGAGCCAATAAACCTCTCTAGATTTAGACCGCCCAATCAACTCCTTACAAACATCAACAGTAAGAGGTGTATCCCATGTTCTACCACTCTGGTAGATGTCTACCATTATGACAGCATCATAAGTTATACCAAAAGGAAGAGCCTCACGAGCTCCCCTACCCCTCGCACCGTCCCCAGCTATCGCCAAGTTGGGGGCGTTTGTGAATTCTATGGACAGGACGTCTTTGGACAGACCAATCACCGGACCCATTTTCCCTTCCGTTACAGAACAAATAGGATAAGACTGCGCGGGTGACAGTTTCTTAGTCCTTTCTGAACCATACCAATCGAGGACCGTCGCCTTCTTGACCCCCGCTGGTATTGCAGAAGCCAATATACGCGCCGTTCCCACTTCCCTGCAAAGATGAGAAATCTCATGCAGACGTTTGCCATTTTTGGTGGCCACAAAGTGGGGGATTCCCTGTTTAACACAGAACTCAATTGCCTTCTCGTCACTTGAAGGCACAGTATAAGTGCGCTGAATCAAAAATT